CGGGGCACGATGCATACAGACGGCGCAGGGACTGGCGCGTCTCGGGGTACAGCCAGTGCATAGGCTCTTGCTCAGCAGGCGTGGGCTCGATCCTTGAGGTCTGCCCCTTGTGCTTGATCACCTTGCGTAGCGCATCGCTGAGCGCGGTCTCGTACGCCTCGAAGAACACGGCCCACTCCGGCGATGCTGGCGTGATCTGGTTACGCACACACCACGCCTTCTCCTGCCGCAACTCCCGCATCAAGGGAGCCCACGCCTGGATGCGCTTGGACTTCACACGCTTGTCCGCTTTGGCACGGGCACGGGCCTTCTTCGCCTCAATGTCGGCAGCGTTCTGGTTGCGCATCCTCATGGGCGTGGCGTAGGGGCGTTGGTTGTCCACCGCCTGCCGCCGCTCGGTCGGGGTCATGTCCTCGAAAGCCTTCTCGGGCTCACACACAGTGCACAGTGAGCGCAGGATGCGCTTCTTGCCCCACCACTTGTGGAACTCGTGCAAGCGCAGCGTTCGCCCGCAGCCAGGGCAGGTTGCCTGCACACCGAGGTGCAGGAATCGGTTGTAGTACGGCGTGGTCATAGGCGTGAGCCTCCTTGGTTGAATGGGGACAATGCTGTCCTCTTTGTCAAGTGCTTGACAATTTGCGTCCAGTGCTACCCCAAACCGAACGTCTACTGGACAGTAGTCTGGCAACGGCGGAGCGTTGTCAGCATTGAGGTTTTCCGAAAGCTGGCCAAGTGTAAAGTCAAAACGGAAAGTGTAGACAGGGAACCTGCAGAAAGGGAAAAATAAATCTGGATGGCGGTCGCCCTTGGATATGTACTCGTCCATCCAGACACATACATACATAACTATAACCTTAACCATTTATTTATATTTATATAGAAGAATCAAGGACTTGGACGCGCCAACCTACTGTCCAACGCGGGTTGGCTACGGGACTCGCGTCCATCGACCTTTCTGGCATGGTTCTTGCTTGGCTCGTTTGATTCAATCTTTGAATCGTGTGATTCAAGAAAGTTATCAGCGCGCTTCGCAGCGCGGGCGGCGCGGCGCTGCTGCACGACACGGGCTTGCGCCCGGGCCTCGCCTTTGAATGACTTGCTCATGCTTGCTCCTCAGTAGTTGTAGGTGACGTGGGTCTCGAACACAGCACGCCGACCGTGCCGATGCTTGACGCGTGTGTAGACGCTGGCGCAGCCGCAGCAGTCCCACTCGTGAGCGCAGCCCGACGAGGTGAGCACGTCTTCCACTGCACGGATGGATGCGTCGATGTCCTGGCCCCGTGGGAACGTGGCCCAGCGCAGGTAGGTGCCGCCCTCGTCGAAGTCTTCGGCCTCCCGCACAAGGCGGGCAGGTGTGAGCGTGGCTGTGCCCACGTCACGCCACTCATCGAGGTGCCTGTAGGTGCCGACGTAACGGTGCGTCACACGCAGGCTGAGGTCTTGCTTGATCATGGTCTTTCTCCTCTAGGTTGAAAGAAGACGGGTTGTCCTCTTTGAAGTCAGGCACGTTCGCAACGAACGCCACCACGCGGGCCGACTGACAGGACATAGTCGGGGTACTCATCACACTCGCTGCGCTTGGCTGCGATGTGTATGCTGGCCTCGATGCGCTGGTCGTAGCGGCCCAGTTCGTTGGCTACTTCACGGAATGCCGCGACTGCGTCGCGCAGCGTGGCGTGTCGCGCTGCCTCGTTGAGGTAGTCGTTTCCCATGCGAAGGTAGTAGTTCATACCATCTCCTTGTAGGTGCGATAGTCGGCCTGCTCTTGCGGGCAGGGTGTGTGTCCGTGGGGCTGCATGTGGTTCTTCAGCATGCCTTCGCTGAGCCGCTGAAGGCGCTGCTTGAACTCGATGAGGGGGCCGCACACCATCAGGGGTTGCGCGGACTCCAGCCACTTGCGGGCTTCTCGCTTTGTCATTGCTCTCTCCTTGAGGTGGGGGAGAAATCTCCCCCGGGTTGGTCATGCTGCCTTGGCAGCACGCTTCGCCGCCTTGCGGGCAGCACGCGCAGGGTTCCTGCGCTGGGGCACAGGCTCGGTCTTGTGGCTGGCCTGCGGGAGCAGGCGCTTGATCTCTCGTGCAACCCACGCAGCACGGACTTCTTTGATGATGTTCATGGTCTTTCTCCTTCAGATGAAGCGCGGCACACACCGCGCCTAGTGCGAAGCGCACTCGCATGGGGGAGAAATCTCCCCCATCGCGGCTACGCTCAGTCGCCAGTGGCGACCACACGCCACTCTCTGGTGAGCGGCGATGTAGCCACAGCGTGGCTGCGTTCGGTTGTTCCGTGCCCGGCCCAATGGGCCGTCTCGAAGATGGTGCTGCGCACAAGCTCCTCCCAGAATGGGAGGATGAAATCCCGGCCAGCGGTTTGACCCGCTTTCAGCAGCAGCCACATGGACTGCGTCGTGGTGCCCTCCATGGAGTTGCGGCCATTTATGGCGGTGACTGTGTAACGCATGATCTCTCTCCTAGCACGCCGCCCTCGACGAGGGCAACAAGCGCACTGGCCTGGGCGAACCCAGGCCGCTACGCTCGTAGCGGAATGGGGGAGAAATCTCCCCCGCTGGATCAGCCAAGGGTCTTGGCGATCAGCGCAGCGCGGTCAGCGCCGACCGTGGCGACGAACGCAGCCCACGCAGCCCGCTCCTCGCGGGAGATGCGCGGAGCCTTGGCAGGCTCGGCCTTGGCCGAGACACTGCGGACGATGTGGTAGGTGAAGTCACCACGCGCCTTGTCGTAGTCGCGCTGCTGCTCTGCGCTGCGGTCGTTGCGCGATGCGGCGCAGACACTCTCGGCTTGCTTGGGCGTGTAGCCCTGGCCGGTCAGGTGGTTGAGGAGCCACGAAACCCGCATCTCGCCCTGCTGCTCAGGCTCTGCGGCAACGTAGATGCTGTGCAAGGGCAGCGACGCGTCTCGTGTCAGGCGAACGTGTTGGCCGAGGTTGTGTGCGAACTCGTTCATGCTAATCAACTTCTTCATGATGCTCTCTCCGATGTGGGGGAGATTTCTCCCCCGGTTGATGCGACTAGGGCGAATCCCCAACCGCTGATGCTATTTTACCATATGGGGGTTCTTCTCCCCCTTTTGACGTACCCTCGGACCCCACCATACCCCCACCCCCTGGTTTGGTAGGCAGGGGGACGTTGTTATATGAACACGAATCCCCAACCACACTGCACAAATTTTTCAAACTTCAGTTCCGTACTTTATTTTTCTCTCACCCCCACCACTACACAAAAAATACAAAACTATTCCCGCCAGCTTATTTATGTGTATTAAACATACCCCTAACGCATCTTCTACAAACCGCAGCAAAATTTTCTACAAAATCCCAGACTTTTTCTGTCCAACTCTTGACACTACCATACAAAAAAATGCCTCGGGTGTCCGAGGCATTAAAAGGAGCCTTGCGGCTACCTCAGGGAGAAAGCAAGTAAGGACTTGCAAGGAGACAGACCCAACTGTACACTGCGCCAAACTCGGACGCAAGCCCCGCTTTGAAATGCTTGACCACCTGATTGACTTTGAGCCGCCTGTCTGCAATATCGCAGACACACTCCCCCTGGAGAAGGCTGATCCGCAAGCGCTCATCAACGCGCAGCATGAGACGGCAAACTGGCTTGAGTCTATGGGAGCGCCCACTGCCGACACGGCAGATGCCGCAGCAGCCTCCTCGCTGGCTCAGAGCGCGTTCCAGGCGCTCGTCAAGCCTGACACCGATCCCAAGCAGAAAGCAGCGCTGCTGGCGCTCAAGACGCCCGCTGCGGTGCGCCACCTCACCGGCATGCTCACAGCCTATGACTGGGAGTTCGTCAATCAGGCCAAGGAGCTTCGGGGTTACGCGGTGTCGAAGATCCTCGAAGAGGTAGAGCACCCGGATGCCCGCATCCGCCTGCGTGCCTTGGAGCTACTGGGCCGGGTCACTGAGGTGGCGCTCTTCACCGACAGAGTTGAGGTCAAAAAGACGGACATCACGGATCAGGAGCTTGAGAGCAAGCTCAAAGAGAAGCTGGCGCGGTTCATGAACGTCACCGACGTTACCCCGACAGACGTAACTCCCCTGCTCAGCAATGAAGCTGCCTGATTTCCTGACGCCCAAGCAGGCGCAGGCCATCCAGGCCGCGCTCCCCACCATGAGTGTGCGGGAGAAAATGGAGCTTTTTGACCTCCTAGAAGAGAAAGAGCGCCGACACCGCCTAACGGCTGCGCAAAACAGCCTCTTAGGCTTCGCTCATTTCAGCTATCCAGGCTTCAAAGAAGGCGCTCACCATAGAAAGCTTGCACAAATTTTCGAAGAAGTGATCTCCGGCGTTAAACGCCGGGTGATTATCAACATCGCGCCTCGTATGGGCAAGTCGGAGTTCAGTTCTTACCTGTTTCCGGCCTACTTTTTGGGCAAATTCCCGCACAAAAAGATAATCATGGGGACGCACACGTCGTCTCTGTCAGAAGACTTCGGTCGGCGCATCAGAAACCTCATCGAAACGCCCGAATACAACACCATTTTTCCCGATACGCAAGTCTCAGAGGACCAAAAAGCGTCAGGTAAGTGGTCTACGAGTGCCGGAGGTCAGTATTACGCTGTTGGCGTCGGTGGTAGCATCGCCGGTCGAGGCGCTGACCTGTTCGTCATTGACGATCCGCACTCAGAACAGGACATCAAGGCGGGCACGCGCACGCCGTTCGACGCTGCATGGGGTTGGTTCCAGACAGGCCCTCTCCAACGCTTGATGCCAGGGGGTGCGATCATCGTGATCATGACCCGGTGGTCCCAGCTAGACCTCACGGGCATGCTGATCAGCCACCAGATCAAGAATCCCGACGCGGACAAGTGGGAGATCGTGGAGCTTCCGGCCATCATGCACGAGCACACGCCGCAGGAGAAGTCTCTGTGGCCTGAGCAGTGGCCCCTGGAGCAGCTTCAGGCCAAGCGTGCGGGCATGGACCCGAGGTTTTGGCAGGCGCAGTACATGCAGAACCCCACCTCGGAGGTGGCAGCGGTCATCAAGCGCGAGATGTGGAAGATCTGGGAGCCAGAGCGCCCACCATCCTGCGAGTACATCATCCAGTCGTGGGATACCGCGCACGAGACCAAGACCAGCGCTGACTACAGCGCATGCACCACGTGGGGTGTGTGGTTCAACGAGGAAGACAACGATAATGCACATATCATTCTTTTAGACGCGATCAAAGGGCGGTGGGCATTCCCGGATCTCAAGAAACGTGCCAGCGAGTACTACAACGAGTGGGAGCCTGATGCGTGTCTGATTGAGAAGAAAGCCGCTGGAGCGCCGCTCATTCAGGAGCTTCGGGCGATGGGCATACCCATCAGCGAGTTCAGCCCCAGCCGGGGCAAGAACGGCACCAGCAACGACAAGGTGGTGCGCCTGAACGCGGTGTCCGACATGTTCACCTCAGGCCGTGTGTGGGTGCCAGACACCCGCTGGGCACGAGAGCTTGTGGAGGAGGTCGCGGCCTTCCCCGCTGGTGAGCACGACGACTATGTTGATACGATGACCCAGGCGCTCATGCGCATGCGCAACGGAGGCTTCATACGCCTGCCGTCCGATGAGCCCGAGGAGCCCCGACACTTCCGCAGCCTGAGACGGGCTGCGTACTACTGAAAGCGCACATGGCAACGAATATCGACAAAGCGGTGTACAGCGACCCCTCTCTGCCCATAGGGGATTTTGACGCTGGACCAGCCATCGAGATTGAGATCGAAGACCCCAAAGGGGTCAGCATCGGCATTGACGGCTTGGAGATCGACCTCATGCCTACCAGCCAGGGCAGTGATGACTTCACGGCCAACCTTGCCGATGAGCTTGACGAGGGGGCGCTCAACACCATCGGCGGTGATATCGAGGGCGATATCAATCAGGACAAGAACTCCCGCAAGGACTGGGAGAAAGCCTACACCGAGGGCCTGAAGCTCTTGGGTCTGCAGATCGAAGAGCGCACCGAGCCGTGGAACGGCGCGTGTGGCGTGTTCCACCCCATGATCACCGAAGCGGTGGTGCGGTTCCAGTCCGAGATGATCACCGAAACCTTCCCCGCGCAGGGGCCGGTGCGGACCAAGATCATTGGCAAAGAGACGCCAGACGTCAAGGAAGCCGCGATTCGGGTTCAAGACGACATGAACTTCGAGTTGACCGAGACGATGAAGGAGTTCCGCCCAGAGCATGAGCGCATGCTGTGGAGCCTCCCGGCCACGGGCTCGGCGTTCAAGAAGGTGTACTACGACCCGAGCCTGGAGCGCCAAGTTTCCATGTTCGTGCCCGCAGAAGACATTCTCCTGCCCTATGGCACCACGGATCTCGACACCTGCAGACGCCTGACGCACGTCATGCGCAAGAGCAAGAACGAGATTCTGAAGCTGCAGGCAGCGGGGTTTTACCGCGATGTGGAACTAGGCGAGCCCGACAAACACCTGACAGACATCCAGAAAGCCAAGGACAAAGAGACAGGCTTCAGTGACCTGAATGACGACAGGTTCACGCTGTACGAGGTGCACGTGGATCTGTGCATCAAGGAAGACCCGTACGGTGAAGGGGAAGACTCGGAGATTGCGCTGCCCTACGTGGTCACGCTGATCAAGGGCACCAACGACATCCTGGCTATACGTCGCAACTGGAACGAGGATGACAAGCTCAAACTCAAGCGCCAGCACTTCGTTCACTACCAGTACATCCCTGGCTTCGGTGCGTACGGCTTCGGCTTGTTCCACCTGATTGGTGGTTTCGCCAAGAGTGCGACGAGCATCATGCGTCAGCTTGTGGACGCGGGCACGTTGAGCAATCTCCCTGGCGGTCTGAAGAGCCGTGGTCTGAGGATCAAGGGCGACGACACCCCCATAGCCCCGGGCGAGTTCCGGGACGTGGACATCCCCTCTGGTGCCCTGAGGGACAACATCCTGCCGCTGCCGTACAAGGAGCCCTCCACGGTCCTGTACCAGTTGCTCGGCAACATCGTGGACGAGGGC